AACCGGTCACTTGCGCTTGCCCCGCGGCGGGAGCGCGTTGACTTTTACGTCAACGGCCGGAGCTGGAATGAGGGGGCCGACATGCCGGCTAGGATCCGCCGCCAGCATTTCCTCCAGCGTTTCCTTGTCCGGATCGAAGAAGATCTCGGTCGGACCAAATGCCGCTTCGACACGCGCTTCGATATCGGCTGGGTCCTCGCAAACGCGGAGAGATTCACCGCCGATCAAGTGCACAGCACAACCGCCCTCGACCTGATCGAGATAGGCGATCGCGGCGACTGCAAGGCGCAGCTGGCGAGTACCGCCGTAGCGGGTCACGTCGATAAACATCAGGGTTGGGCCCTCGCCGGAGGTTGTGCGGCCACGCTCGCGCTGTACTCGTTGCCGAACCATTCCGGCCGCGGCAGCCCAAGCTTGAGCATGCGATTATATTCGATCGCGCGTTGCTCGAGGCTCTCTTCCCAATCGAGGCCCTGCTTCGCGCATTCGTCTTCGAGGGTCGACAAGCCGGCATCAAGGCCGAGCACGACGCCCTGGCGTTCGGCGACGGGATCGACCCACCCGCGAGCAGCGCCCAACCAGCGGCCGCGGGCATAGGCGGTCCGCATTTCCAGAAATGACGGTGCGTTGCGGGGCAGGGGCAGCTCGCCGCGCTCGAATGGCTCCTCGAGCCAGGTCGCCATGACAGGGGTCGCGGTGTTGAGATCGAACTCGTCGGTGCGACGGTGATAGGTCTTTTCGGACTGGGCGACGCCGGCGCGTGCCGACGACCAGCTCGAGTCCGAATAATCGTTGTGGATCTCCTCGGCCGAGGTGCCGAGGACGACCGAGAGCGCGCGGTGCATTTCGTGCGCGAAGGGAGTGATATCGGTCTGGCCGCCGCCCGGGGCGACCGATTTGATGTCTTCACCTGGCGCGAGCGTGGCCAGGCGGGCGTCGGTCACATTGAGGTCGCGCTCATTGTGAAAATCGGCGCGCATGTCCTGGTACCAGCCGAACGCCTTTTCGTCGTCGTCCTCGTCATCGAGCGCCTTGCGCACCATTTCGAAATCGTATGGCGAGGTGACGTAGAGGCCGAAGGCGGCCGCGACGTTCTCGGCCTGCAGCTTGATCCCGTAGAGGCGGGCCAGCATCTTGAGCTTGCTGATGACGGGTGCAAAAATCGAGACGCCCCGGTTCTGGCCGTACCGATCCGCATCATAGTCGTGGTAGACGCGGCGCCAGCCGTCCGGATCCTCGCGCGCGACGCGATCCCATTGCTGGCTCTCGACGGCGTTGTACCAGTCGTACTGGTGGGCGCGCCGCACATGGTAGGCGATCGCGACGTTGTCGCGATCGAGCTCCACGCCGCCGCGCATGTTCGTCGTGTCGGGCTGCTGAAACGGATTCGAGAGCCGGTCGGGATCGATGCCCTCGAAACAGGTGGCGTAGGCGCCGGCGCCGGCGCCCATGCGATCCTCGCGCCACTGCGCCACGATCAGGCTTTCGCCATCGACGAGCTTGTGGCCCAAGGCGAGCCGGAACTGCTGCGAAATCGTCAGCCGGCGATTGACGTCGCTATAGCGGCCGAGATCCTCGGAATAGTTGCGCCACAGCGCTTCGAGCACCTGGCGATATTCATTGGCCCATACCGCATCGAAGCCCTTCGCATGCAGGGCGAGGGCGCGATAATCGGGCTTCGAGACGAACCTGTATGAGACGCCGATCGTGGAATCGAGGATCCTGCTGATCGCGCCATTGGCCCAGGCATCATTGCGGCGAAGATCTCGCGCGCGAGCCGCCATGCGGTCGCGATAGGGCGAGATCTCCGAATCCGGCGAGCGGATCCACGGGTTCCAGTTGCCGAGCTCCTTCGACGACACATCGGCCGCGTCGTAAGGAAAGAATTGCGGCATCGATCCCTGCAGGGATCCCTGCATTCGCCCGCCGCGTCGCGCGCCCTGGCGGATCCGCTCGATCGCGGCCGGCGCAATCGGGCGACCGCCGCTGTCGACCAATGATGGCCTTGCCATCAGAAGCGCACGCCGATCGCGCCGCGGGGCGAGTCGATGATGCCGAGCTGCACCTGGATCTGGCGGATCGCCATCGCGAGCTGGCCGATCGTCGCCTGGGTGTAGGTGACGCTCTTGGCGCCATCGCCTTGGGCATAGCTCGCGCTCTGGACCTTTCGGCCTGCAGACAGGTCGAGATAATCCTGCTGCATCTGAGCGAGGTTCTGACGCAGGACAGTGGTGTCCATGCCCGCCAGGAGACTGCGGCTGGGATCGTAGCGCATAAATTCTCCTGGTCAGGCGAGCCGCTTGCCGAAGCGCGGGCCGTCGGTGCGGCCGCGGCGTCGCGCAGCGGGAAGGGCTGCCGCCGGCGCTGGCGACGGCGATGGATCGTCGGCCGGCGCCGGGACGGTGCGCGGCGGTTCGGGCCGATCGGCGCCGGCGGCTGCCGTCGCCCCCGCTTCGGGATCGAAGGTCATGCCGGCGCCGACCTTTTCCGCTTCGCGGTTCAGCTTGAAGCCGCGGTGCATGAGTCCGTGAAGGGCCGCGTAGGCGTAGACGCGGATATCGAGGGCCTCGTTGGCGCGGCCGTCGGGCAGCGTCCAAACGCGATATTTGTGGCCGCCCTTTTGCTTGATCTCGATCCGCTCGGAGGTGAGCTGGGCGAAATAGCCAGCGTCGCGGTCGACGCTGAAATGCATGTACCCGGGCCCAGGCTTATCCTTCGGCAGATAGCTTAGAAGGATCGTATCCTTGGCCGCGTTGGTGCCAAGAATGATGGGGCGGAACGTCTTTTTCGATCTCGAGCTGGGCCGCTTCGTGGGCCAGACCGGATTGCGCACGCCGGTCTGGGCGCTCTCGCCTTTGATAGCCCAGATATTTCGGCCGAGATTGGCCTTGGCGAAATCATAGACTGCGGTTGTGTGGTGGCCGCCAGAATCGATGCAGGCGGCCGCGATCGCGAAGGGGCGGCCGTCGGCGCGATACCATCTGCGCTTCAAGAATTCGTCGAGGGCTTCCCGGGTCGATGGATCGGAAAATTCGCCATCGATGATGTGGTGCTCGATCGACCAGCTTTCCTCGTCGCGCCCCCAGCCGACGATCTCGATCTCGACGCGATAGTCTTGGACGTCGATTCCGGCGGTGATCAGCGCGATGCCGCCTTCGACGGCTGCAGCCCAGATCTCGCGGCGGGCGAGTAGGGTCTCGCCGTCCATCTGTTTGCCGGTATTCTTGCGGTAGGTCAGTGCGAGCTGGGTATTGTAGAACGAAAGTTTGCCGTCTTCGTCGACAGCGGCGAGCCACTTTGCCGCGATTTTCGGCGGGGCATCGTTTGCCCATGGGCTGTAGAGCTTCGATGCCTGGAAGCCGGCGTGCTCGTTCGGGACGGCCCAGGTGCGGCAATGCCGGCATTTGGCGCGGTAAACGGCGTGACGTCGGCCGAACCACCAATCCCAAATTTTATCAACGGCGACGGCACCGGCGCCGGCTTCGGCCCACGCGATCGCGTATGCCTCGAGCGGTCGCTGCAGCTCGCCGCAACATTCGAATGTGCGGGTCTGATGCCAGCGGATTGTACCGAGGGCGCGCTGGCGCTGCCCTTCAGTCCAGCCGACGCCACAGGCCTCGCAATAGATCCGGGCCGTTTCCGGCCGGTGGGTTTTACCGTCCTTGCCCTTGTCCCAATGGACATGGGTGAAGAAGTCGAGAAACTGGCGGTGTTCGCAATCCGGGCAGGCTACCGAGGCGCGGCGCTGGTCCGACTGGTTGTAACGGACCTCGATCTTGCTTTCGCCGGTGATGGTCGGCGAGCAGACGGCAATGCTGAGCGAATTGGATTCGAAGGTCGCCAGGCGCTCTTCGGCGATGACGATCGGGTCGCCTTCCTTGATCGGAAGGTATTTATCGACCTCGTCGCACAGCAGGATTCGGATCGGGCGGCGGGCGAGATTGTCCGGACTGCCGGCGCCGACAATGCCGACGAAGCCGCCGGGGAATGCCTTGTAGTCGATCGTGTCGTCGGACGATCGGCCCTTTGACGTGCCGATCAGCTTCTTCAGAACCGGCGTGACTTTGATGAAGGGCGCGACGCGCTCCTTCGAAAACTGCAGCGCCGCTTTGTCCTTGGGCTGCACGATCAGCATCGGGCAGGGATCGAGGTGGGCGTGGTACCCGACGACGTTCTCGATCAGCGTGCTCTTGAGCAGCTGTGTCGCGACCATCGCGGTGAGCTTGCGGACGCCGGGTTCGGTGACGGCCAGCATGGGCCCGCGCGCGATTTCGACGCGACCGGTCCGGTACTGCCCGGAGACGTTGCCCGCCTCCTTCGCGAGCTTTCTGCAGTTGTCAGCCCATTCGGGGAGGCTGGCCCTTGGCGGTGGCGTCCAGCCACGCCGGGCCGCCCGCCTTAGTCGGTCAGTCTTCTGGCTCAGCGTCCCAATCGAGATCAGGCTCGCCGAGCTCCTCGAGCTGCTGGTGGACATAGGGCTTCAGGGCCTCCACCACGATCGCGGTCTCCAAGCCGAGATCCATGGCGAGCAGCGAGCCGATGCGCGTTGGCCAGCCCTCCCAGGCGTCGCGAGCTTCGCGACGATCGTCGAAGATTGCTTTCTCGGCCGCTTCGATCTCGACCAGCTTGCCCGCGTCCTTCTGCGCCGAAAGCAGGTGCTTCAGCGCGAGGGCGTTTTCCTTGATCGCGTTGGCTTGGACCTTGGTCCGAAACTTGCCCTCGAGCAGCTGCTCGATGAAGCCGCCGGCGATCTCGTCGTCGATCTCGCCGACCTCGGCCGCGGC